TCAAGATTGATACCAACACGTTTCAAACGGGCGCGGATATGGCGACCTATCGACTGCTGCACGAATGCATTAGCCGACGGTTCTGCCGCTATCATGCGGTCCGTTTTAGCGGTTTTTGGAACGTTAACGCAACGGTTACCTCTAACAACCTCAAAAGAAAGATCGTCAGATCCGTGAACTTCGCGGGTTTGGTTATCCCACAGGGCCACCCTGGCCGTGTTCACGAGGGCTTCCGTAGTGTCATATGAGGATTTCATCTTCTCGAATGGCGCCACACCCCTCTTATGGAGGAACGTTGCACCACCTGACCAGCGACACCGGTTTAATACTTCTAACTCATCACAGGGCCCGAGGACCTGTCTGATTTTTCCACGAACGCTTCTAATGAAGGTAAGTGCCCCACCACGAAGGTGCGGTTCAGCAGATCGGACTCTTTGGTTCGTTTCGAAGCATTTTGCTTCGCACCCTTTCCAGGTTGCGATAGCGGCTTCCTTTGCTTGCGGACCGCTGCCCCAACCCTCCCATTTTCGAAGGAGGGAATAAAGCAGATAATCCGCGGCAAATTCGTCCGCGTCGGTGTATTCGGACACGTCAAACTTGGACCCATAGTATTGGAATCCTCGCGTTGGCATGCCTTTCGCATACTTCGACTTTACACGTTTCCTAATAAGCTCGAAACACTGAAGCTCGATTGGGTCTCGCATATGTGCACCTCATAATAAGAATTAATATTGGTGTACGGTAGGTTTAAAGGAGTAACAACCGAATAACGGCTATAACAACAATAAACCAGTAACGTACGACAGGGTCTACCTCGGGAAGAGCTTCTTCAGCACTACCAGAGATATTCTCCATCTTCGATTACCGCCTTTATTTGGGCTACCTGTAGAAGTAAGGGAGTCATCTTCGCGATATTCTCGCGATCCAGCTGCGTCATACGCGCTGGCAAGAGAAACTCCGTGTACGAACGTGCTATGTAAGCCACAGTTGGAGCAGGGGCGATCCCCGAAACAGTGCTGTTAGACACAGTCTCAAGAACCGGTTCATGCAAGCCGATTTTAACTCGGTTTACAAGGCCGGTTGCGCTTTGACCTTGCGTTGCTGGATTAGCACGCTTGATCTCAACGCTAATGCGCCAATTACCAACTTCGTTCGCAGCGCTCGAGTCGACGTAATAAAACACGCCGTCCTGATTGCGCCCGACTGGGTTGAAGACATGGTTCACAGGTGTTCCCTGTGCGTCAGCCAAAGTAATAGCTGTTGCTTGAGGCATAAAAATACTCTCTTAGGGCTAAGCCCGGGTTAGTTAAAAACGATTCACGGGGCATCAGGGGAAATCCCTTCTGTAGTCCGAGTACCGTGGATGCTTCAAACGCTGCCCCAAAAGGGCAGCGAGAGAAAGCAGTCGTGCTGATCCGAGTGATACATCTACCACCGGTGGTCGAATCGCGGGAAGCGACTCTAGCACAGTTCGGGAGAAGCCTTTATTGACTCCGCCCCCGGAACCCGCAATTAGATAACTATCGCCACATTGGCGTGCGTGTCCGGTTCCCTGTTTTGCAACAGAGATTTCCACGTCTTCACGCCAAGATACGGTTTTTGAACCGAATTGGAACTTATTGTGAAAACGGGTAGAAGTTTCTCGACTCTGCATCCAGCCACCTACGTTGTAAATCCAATCAACGCAGAAGCTGTAAGGCAGAAGGTTCCATGCAATAACAGCCGGATCCAGGGTGATAAAATCCTGAACCGACAAGGGATTGCTCTTGAGGGCTATGATGTATTTAATCACCATAGTGCGTCTCCGCGTTACTGT